AGTCCAAATGAATTTTCAAGGATCTAAACGACATGACCAAATTCAAGGACTTGGATATTTTGAACAGACTCATGCATTCAGACTGTTAGCATCTGCAGGTATCGAAACGGTTGCTTCTATTACAGTTGGTAGATATAATATCGGTGATATTGATACTATAATGAAAGAAGCAGACGATCTTGGTACAACTAGGATGCGTGTTATTGACGCAACAGGTAGAGGTGTTAAGTGGAGGAAGATGGACTTGATTGAATTGTTCGACACATGTAAAGTTGCTGCGAACAAACTAGGTTATAACTATACATTATCTTACGATCCAGTTTACGAAGGAGATATAACTATTCCTTGTGTACAACTGTCTAATTTATTTATGGATATTAACACAAGGGGTAAACTACAGTACTGTGGTGCAGTGTTACCCATCATTGAAATTATTGATTTTTTAAACGACTCCCCTAAAAATATACTTAAAGCATACAAAGATATCAATGCTGAGTATAGCAAAGATGGAATTTATTGTAAAGCACGTGAAGTAACCGTAGATGAATAATATAACTATACTCGGTGGCGGTAGTGCTGGTTGGATGACAGCATCCTACTTAATAGCAAAGAACCCAAACTTAAACATAACCGTAATTGAATCCCCTAATATAAAGACCATTGGTGTTGGTGAAGCGACCACACCATACCTAATGAAGTTCTTCAACGACATTGGTATTAAGGATGAGTCTGAGTGGATGCCACATTGTGATGCCACTTACAAGAACGGTGTGATGTATGAAGACTGGGATTTTATTAACTCACGTTTTTGGCATTCATTTGAGGTTGATGAAGACAAGTATAAGTACTGGAACATCAACCGAGCAGAACAAGGTTTTGATAAACAAGACTATTGGACTTCTACTATGCGTAATGGGCATATTGCTATGAGGGATAGTGGTAAGTGGTTAGCAGATAAAGATGGTCAGATCCCTGATTGGTATCATTCTAAATCATACAACGGTTGGCCACAGCATTGGGCATATCATATTAACGCAGATAAGTTTGGAGTATTCTTAAGAGAACGTACAACTGGTGTTAATCATATTCAAGCAGAGATTAAAGACGTTATTGTTAATGATGATGGTATTGAGAAGTTAATTGATACAGATGGTAAAGAATATACTGCTGATTTGTTTGTAGATTGTACTGGATTTAAAAGGTTTTTAATTGATAAGGTTAATAAAGACTTCAAATCATTCGAACCATATTTAACACACAATAAAGCATGTGTGATTAGATATGACTATATTGATAAAGAGAATGAGATGCGACCTCGTACACGTTCTAAGTGTTTATCATCTGGTTGGTTCTGGGAAATTCCTTTATATAATAGAATTAGTGCTGGATATGTTTACACCTCAGATTACTTAACAGATGCTGAAGCAGAAGATGAGTTACGAAATGCTATTGGTTATGATAGAACAGAAGGATGTAAAAGTTTTGTTGTAGATATTGAGTCAGGGTTCTATGATAAACCTTTGACTAAGAACGTAGTTGCTATTGGATTATCAGCAGGGTTTATTGAACCACTAGAGTCTACCTTACTGTTTGCTATTCAAGTTGCTGGTATGAGGTTGTTTGATGTGACTGAAGGTAACTTGAACGTTGATGAATATAATAAGAAGGCAACCTCTAACATTGAAGACTTTAGAGATTACATATCAATTGGTTATAATTTAAGTCATAGGCAAGACTCACAATTCTGGAGAGATAGAACTAACTCACACATCACACCTAGAATGGAAGAGTGGTTAAGTTTATGTAAAGAAGAAATGCAACCACCACCTAAAAAGAAACTATTCGTTCCTTCTAGTTGGATAAGTAAAGCAATTGGTTTTGGTGTGTTCCCTAAAGATGCTATGTTTGAAGACTACTCTAAAGAAGAACACGATAAAGCAAATGGAAAGATTTCTGAGTTTAGGGAAACCGACTACAACAACTTAATGTCACAGAAAGAATACTTAGACAAATACATATATAAATGCCAGTAACTAAATTAGATTTATCTACAAAGTTTTCGTTTCTTAAACCATTGGTTGCTGGTAGAAATAACATTATTGATGAATATGATACAGTTAATACAATTGTCGATGGAAAAATATTATCTCACTTCTATCTTTCTAATTGGGATTTAATGACACTTCATTATGCTGAGGTTGGTATGACTGAGACGTGTTCAAACTTTCCAACCATAACTAAATTTATTGACAGGTTGCCTGAACATATTAAGTTATCTTTCTTAGCAGTGTCAGTAATAAGGAATGGAGATACAGCATTCCATCAAGAGTATTGGACACAGGTAAAAGGTTATCATAGAATACACATACCAATACTTAATATTGACAATGCTTCTATTGATGTTATTGAGGATGATGGGGAAACTCATAACTACACATACGAATTAGGGAATGCATATCAATTTGAAAACCCTTACAATTTGCATAAACCAAGTAATTATAACGATGATGTAAGATTAATGTTGATGCTGGACTTTGTTGATAAGAATGAAAACCCAAACTTATCTGAAAAAGAATTGTACAGTAAGTACATGAATGCTCACAACGAATTTACAGCACCTCCAATATAATTATTATAAATAGTTCTATACAAATGTATTCCGGAACTATTCTATGGCAACTCCCACAACTCGAGAAGAACTTAAAAAATATTGTCTAAGACGTTTAGGTGCTCCAGTCATCGAGATTAATGTTGATGAAGACCAAGTACAAGATCGTATCGATGACGCACTCGCATTCTATCACGACTATCACTATGATGGTACTGAAAGAACATTCTTAAAGCATAAACTAACTGCTACTGATATCACTAATAAGTATATAGCAATTCCTACTGCTGTTAATAGCATTATTGACATATTCCCTTTGGGTAATAATACAAGTTCTAATAATATATTCAATGCTAAATATCAAATCACACTAAATGATATTCAAAATTGGTCTGGTTATCAGTTTGCTAATTTTGTTATGTCAATGGAACGTATTGCTTTGATGCAAGAGTTACTTGTAGGCAGACAACGTTACAGATTTAATCGTCATACTGATAAATTATATTTAGATGCTGACTGGTCAAGTTTAACTGCTGGTGAGTATGTTATTATCGAATGCTACAAGGCAATGAATCCTGAAACTTATTCACAAGTTTATGGTGATTGGTGGTTAAGACGTTATACTACTGCGTTAATTAAAAAACAATGGGGGCAAAACCTTTCTAAGTTTGAAGGTATGCAACTTCCAGGTGGAGTTACCTTTAACGGACAACAAATACTTGCAGATGCTAATGAGGAAATTGCTAAACTTGAAGAAGAAGTAATTTCCAATCAAGGTGGTTTAGTATTTGACTTGACTGGTTAATATGGCAACTACTAACTTATACTTCAACAACTACGGAAACTTTCAAGAGCAATCTATGATTGAGGATCTCATCATAGAGAGCATTAAGATCTATGGTATTGAGTGTTTCTATTTACCCAGAACTATGGTTTCTGATGACAACCTATTCGGTGAAGATGAGTTATCTAAATTTGACAATGCATATCCTTTAGAAATGTATATCAAATCATCAGATGGATTTGAAGGTGATGGGGATTTCCTTTCTAAATTTGGTTTAGAAATTAGAGATGAAATGGTGTTCACTATTTCTCAGAGGCGATTTGGTGAGGAAGTCGCCATAGAGGACACTACGGAAGACTCTGGTCGTCCTGTCGAAGGCGATCTAGTATATTTCCCTCTTAACGGTAAGATATTCGAGGTTAAGTTCGTTGAGCACGAAGCCATCTTCTATCAAATGGGTGGGTTACAAACCTACGATTTACGTTGTGAATTGTTTGAATACAGTCATGAAGTTATTGATACTGGCATTGCTAGTATTGATGTAATTGAAGATACATATTCTGGTGATATGAAATTCTTTGAATTACTTGACGAAGCAGGCAATACACTTACATTTGAAAGTGGTGATGCAATTATTCAAGATGGGTTCCGTGTTGAAACTGCAGATAAATCTGCTAATAACGAATTCTTCCAAACTTCAACAGCAGACTTTATAGATTTTTCAGAGAGCAACCCGTTCTCTGAAGGAATAGGGTGGTAACATATGTTCGGACATTCATACTATCATAGTGCTATAAGAAAACATATTATCATGTTCGGTAATATGTTTAATGACATAGACATCCAAAGATTCAATAAATCAGGAACAGCAGTACAAACTATTCGTGTTCCGATTGCTTATGGACCAAAAGAAAAGTTTCTTGTACGTTTAAGAGAAGACGCAAACCTCAATAAAAAAGTGGCGATTACTTTGCCTAGACTTTCATTTGAAGTTACGGATATGACGTATGCTCCAGATAGAACGTTAAACAAGATGCAACGTAACACTAACATTAGTCAAGGTGAGGATAAAAACCGTTCTCAGTTTACTCCAGTTCCTTATGATATTAATATAACGTTAAGTGGGATGTTTA